AAGAACAAGAGTGGCTCCGCGAACTCCTGGTGGGAGCGTTCTCCTTATTCTGGCACCAGCAATTACTTCTGTCTTGTCGTCAGCAGCGGCAGCGCCGACTGTAGCAGCGCCGGCAACAGTCGTGGCGTCGCGTTCGGCTTCTGCGTGTAAACCCTATACCCAAAGCTACGATTGTACGCAGAATTCCTATGTGAAACAAGGGCTGTCCACTCTCCCCGGCAAGGGGAGATGGACGCCCGGACTTTCTATATATACAAACTAAAGGCAAGGAAGGTAAGTAAATTATGTCAGTGTACAAGTCAAAGCGAGGACTGAGCGCAATACAGTATGTTGAAAACGCTCGGCAATTACAGATCTTTACCATCAAAAACTGCGTTAAATTTCCGAAGCGATATACCTATATCGTTGTTCAGAAGATCGCAGAACTTGCCGAGGATATCGACACCCATGTGCGTATCGCGGAGTCTATCGTCCCTACAAATCTAAAAGAGGCGCAAAACAAACGCGACGAACTCAATTATGCATTTGGTTTGCTCAACAGTTTGGATGACAAGCTGCAACTTATGTACGATATTGTGTCAGAGAACCCGAATTTCAAGACTGAATTCAAGTGGCTACCGAATGCTATGCTTGAATGGGGTCGGCTGATCCAGACTGAGCGAAACTTAATCACGGGTGTGAAGAAAGCGGATAAGAAACGCTTCAAAGAAAAGTTCAAAGGCTACGAGGATAATACTGTCCCCGAAGACTAAGATAAAAAATTGGGTCAAGTCTCGTCTTGTTGTGTTCTGTTGAGTTGCAGCCGAGCTCCGCGAACAACTGGTGGGAGCGTTCTCCTAATTCTGGCAACAGCAATAACTTCTGTAATGTCAACAGCAACGGCAACGCCAACAATAACAACGCCAACAACAGTAATGGCGTCGCGTTCGGATTCTGTGGGTCAATAAGTCAATCAAAGTAACCATTACGGTGAAATTCGTACTTCCGCAGAAGGGAGGCTTGTTCCCGTAGCATATGTATATATGCTCAAAACAGTGTGCTGATGATATGCACCGGATGACGCTTCTTGCATGGTCGGCGAATACGAGAATAACCGATTTCATGGTGCAGACTACGCAGTTAGAACTCTCGTCCTACAATAAGACTGTACAGCACGCCTATTTCCAATTATGGCAGAAGGGTGAGGTATGAATAGCAAAGAAAGACATGAGGCACGGTATCAGAGAAGAGTAGCAGCGCGTCAAGCAAAGAGAGAGGCTTATAGTAAAAGCTTCGGGAATTATGAGGATGTCTTCTCATACAAGAACTTATATGAAGCAGGCAAAAACTGCTGTAAGGGTGTTATGTGGAAGAACAGCACCCAAAGTTATGCGGCGCGTATAGTTACGAATACCGCAAGCACGCATGATACATTGATGAAGCGTGAATTCAAGAGTCGTGGTTTTCACGATTTTGATCTGATAGAACGCGGTAAGCTACGGCACATTCGAAGTGTACATATTTCTGAACGAGTGGTTCAACGGTGTCTTTGCGACAATATTCTTGTTCCAACATTCTCTCATTCTTTTGTGTACGATAATGCGGCAAGTTTGAAAGGCAAAGGCGTGGACTTTGCTATGGACAGGCTTGATACTCATTTGCACAGATTTTACAGAAAACATGGTGCAGATGCAGTTAATAAAGCTTATGTCTTAACCGGCGATTTTTCAGATTTCTTTAATAGTGCTCCTCATAGCATTATCTACAAAGAAACGGAACGGCGGATTCACGATCCAGATGTGCGTCGTCTGGCTTGTCAGTTTATGGAAGACTTTGGTAGCAGAGGTTTCGGTCTTGGAAGTCAAGTTTCTCAAATCGACGCACTCATGGTTGCAAGTCCCCTTGATCATTTTATCAAGGAGAAATTGCGAATCAAGCATTATGGCAGGTATATGGATGACTTTTATCTTATCCACGAAGATAAGGAATACCTGCGGTACTGTATGGAACAAATCAAAATACAATGCGAAAAGTATGGATTTGTTCTGAACAAGAAAAAGACGAGAATAGCTCCGCTTCGAAATGGCGTAAAGTTTCTGAAAACCAAATTCTTTCTTACAGAAACAGGTCGGGTTGTTCGTAAGATGAACCCGAAATCTCCAATTAAAATGCGCCGCAAGCTGAGGATATTCCGCAGATGGATTGACGAGGGTAAGTTTACTCTAAAGGATGTAGAAACCGCGTATCAAAGTTGGCGCGGTCACATGATCCGTGGAGATAGTACCCTTGTTCTTCGTAAGATGGATGCATTTTACAAGACTTTATTCGAAAACAAGGAGGAACTTACTGATGGTACAGTTTTATGTGGGTGACACAATGATTGCATTGGTTGACAAACCCAACTGGGTTCGTGTGCTTAGCAATGGCGCATACGGCCTTTGCGAATATGCCGATGCCGAGGGCGTTGCTATTAACGGCACTGTCTACAATCTGGCTGGATTTGATATTGGCGGCGTTGACGAGGTTTCATTTAAGGAAACCGACATTGGAACCGTTCTCAATGAGATGGCTTCCTATGCAGAGCTTGCCGCAGCAATTCGTGAGGGGGTAAATGCAGTATGATGACAGATAAAGAATACACTCTCGATACTATGAGAAATTACGGAAAGGCTCGCGCACAGAGCGTTCAGGAAACCGCTCCTACAATGACCGGAACTGAACTCAACGAACAGGATGGTTACATTCCCGATTTCGTTGCAGCTTGTGCTGCTATGAATATGCTGGAACGCAAGGCTGGTATGACTGATGGATTTGTATGTAAATCCAGCGCAGGTCGCGTTGTTCGTCTTCTGCAGAACTATGACAGTACAGTCTTTACCGCAGAGCCCGAAGATCTCCCTGCACAGTGGGGTTTTGTGTGGAGTCAGAATCCCGACAAAGCAAAACCCTTTATCGCAATGGCCACCTCTCCCTATATGACTGGTGACTGCTGTAGCGTTGAGGTCAACGGCGAAGATGGTGAAGTTGTTGTTCAGATTTATCGCTCCAAGGGTGATAACAATGTACACTCTCCCATCGACTGGCCTGACGGTTGGGAGTTGTTAAATAAAACTAACATTTGCTGAAAAGAAAAACCCGCAAGGACATCAAGGGAATTAACCCAAGGTGCTCTTGCGGGCTTTTGTATTTTGTGCATTTGAAACGGGGTGATGAAACTTGAAGCAGTATTTGAGCGAACGAGAGTTCCAGCGTCAAATGAACAAGATCAAAAGGGATAACGCGCAGAAGCAGAAGCAACTTCTGCTAAAAGCGGAAAAGGATAAGTATAAGGGCACCAACCACATTGAGACCAGTAAGCTCATTGCAATTTATTTGTTCGGGCTGCTGAATGCAATCATCATTTATGCGATGGTTGCTATGTGGCGGTTCGGTGACTTCTCTTATTTGGGCGTGCTCATTTCTGATATTGCGGCGCAGGTTCTGATCTACGCTATCTATTGCATGAAAGCATATCACGCCAAAAAGCAAAGCGAGCGGATGAAATTCGACCGAGAAAAACTACAGGGTAGTCTCGGTGAGATTTTGGATGCTGGTGGCGAATGCCAGGAATATGTCCCTCTGACCAAAGGCACAGTCGATACAGTTGTACCGCCTGAAGATGCCGTGGGCTGAGGATTGAGAATTAAGCAGATCGGTTTACGCCGGTCTGTTTTCGCGTAATAACGGAGGTACTACAAATGGCGCTCACTGGAGCAAACAACGAAGAAAGAATTTGGAACTATTTGAAGGCCAAAGGCTTGAACGACTACGGTGTGGCCGGATGTATGGGCAATCTCTTCGCAGAGTCTGCCCTTAAGCCTAACAACCTTCAGAACACTTATGAGAAGAAGCTGGGTTATACGGATGATGAGTATGTCGCCGCCGTTGACAGCGGTAAGTATACGAACTTTGTACGGGACTCCGCTGGCTTCGGGCTTGCTCAGTGGACATACTGGTCGAGAAAACAGAATCTTCTCAACTTTGCAAAGTCAAAAGGTAAATCCATCGGAGACCTTGAAATGCAGCTTGACTTCCTTTGGAAGGAGCTGTCTGAAAGCTACAAGAGTGTACTCAACACTTTGAAAACCGCGACTTCTGTTTTGGCAGCATCCAACGATATGCTGCTCAAGTTTGAACGCCCTGCAAATCAAGGTGAAAGCGTGCAGAAGAAGCGTGCTGAGTATGGGCAGAAGTATTACGACAAATATGCCTCTCAGACCGCACAGAAGCCATCAGGAGCGACGGGAACTACTCAGGCAGGTAACTCGTCCACCGCAACCCAAAGCGGTTCTACGGGCAAATCTGAGCCGTCTGTGGGCGATGTCGTAAAGTTCAAAGGAACAACACATTTTTCAAGCAGTAATTCTACAAAGGCCGTGGCTTGTAAACCTGGCGAGGCTAAAGTAACCGCAATCGCCAAAGGTGCAAAGCACCCTTATCACCTGCAAAGAACTTCTGGCAGTTCATCCACCGTTTATGGTTGGGTTGATGCTGCAGATATTGAGGGTATATCCACAAATACCGTTCAGACGACAACACAATCCTCCTCTAATTTCAAGAAGAGAACCACTGCCCCGTCTTCCACGGATAAGCATTGGATTCATACAAGTAATGGCGGTCTGAACGAGTGTATCGAGATCAATAACTCTGGCTCCTGCCTACCCAACTGTGTTGGTTATGCATGGGGTCGTTTTTATGAGATCACAGGTAAGCGTCCTGCGCTGAGCAGAGCAAATGCTGAGAACTGGTATGGCTATACCTCTGATGGTTATAAGCGCAGCCAGACACCTGTTGAGGGTGCGGTTATTTGTTGGCGCAAAGGACAAGCTGGCGTATCTTCTGACGGCGCCGGCCATGTTGCCATTGTAGAAGAGGTTAAAAGCAACGGCGATGTAGTTACATCAAACAGTGCTTATGGCGGCACACGGTTCTATATGCAGACCGTAACAAAGGCGAGCGGATATTCTATCGGCAGCGCCTATACATTCCAAGGCTTCATTCTGCCGCCTGCTGTATCTTCCACGGGTACAACAACTGCAACGAAGCCTACTACAACCACAAACACATCTACGGGAGGTACTGGAATGAAATATAACTCTTCCAACAAACCGCTGGTGTGTATGATGACGCAGAGCACCTGCTATAAAGGAACAAGCAAGATGAAGCCTGTCGGTGTTCTGTGGCACAGCACCGGCGCAAACAATCCTTGGCTGAAGCGTTATGTTCAGCCAGATGACAATGCTTCCAATCGCGCAGAGCTGATCAATCTAATTGGTAAGAACAGTTACAACAACGACTGGAACCATATCACCAGACAGGCGGGTTTGAACTGCTGGATCGGTAAGCTTGCTGACGGCACAGTTACTACTATCCAGACCATGCCTTGGGACTATAAGCCTTGGGGCTGCGGTAGTGGCAGTAAGGGCTCTTGCAATAACGGTTGGATTCAGTTCGAAATCTGCGAAGATGGTCTGACCGACTCTACATATTTTAACAAGGTTTATAAGGAAGCTTGTGAAATCACCGCTTACCTATGTGACCTTTACAATATTGATCCCAATGGTTACACCATGCTGAATGGTGTAAAAGTGCCTAATATCCTTTGCCATGCAGATAGCTGCAAACTGGGTCTGGGCTCCAACCACGGTGATGTAAACCACTGGTTCCCAAAACACGGCAAGTCTATGGCTACTGCGCGTGCAGATGTAGCAAAGCTCATGGGATCTACCACCTCCAGTTCTACTGTTAAGCCCGAAACATCGACAACGACTAAACCTCAGACAACTTCTGGTGTCAAAGAGGGCGATGTGGTTAAGATTGCATCCGATGCAACCTATTACAATGGTAAGGTTATCCCGTCTTGGGTTAAGAACAAGAGTTGGATTGTCAGCGAGGTCAGTGGCGATAGAGCCATTATTGACAAGTCTGAGGATGGCAAGAACGCTATTTGCAGCCCGATCAATACCAAGTATCTGACGGTTGCTAAGGCTGTTTCTGTGGAAACAGCGTTCGAGCCTTATAGGATTAAAGTTAATGCCGATGCTCTTAACATCCGTAAGGGTGCAGGCACCAACTATGCCATTGCCGGCACAATCAAAAACAAAGGTGTTTATACCATTGTTGCTGAGTCTGACGGTAAGGGTGCAAGTAAGTGGGGCAAGCTCAAGTCCGGCGCGGGGTGGATCTCACTTGATTACGCCGATAAGGTCTAACGGCCTGTCGAGAAAATGATATGGAGGTATGAATATGGATTGGATGGAAATTTTGAAGCTCATTGCAGCCATTGCTTCTGGTCTGGCTGCTGCCATTCCTCTGGCTATTCAGCTTGTCAAATATGTGAAGCAGGCCGTAAAGGAGCGCAACTGGAATGTTGTGCTCAAGAAGGTCATGGAGCTTATGGAGACTGCTGAGACCAAGTTCGAGGAGGGCGCAGAGCGTAAGGAATGGGTTCTGGCGATGCTCAAAGCAGGTTCAGATGGCATCAATTACGACATTGACTACGATGCAATTGCCGAAATGATCGACCGTTTGTGCGATATGAGTAAGGTTATCAATCCTGCCGTTCCTGCTACAGAAAAAGCAGGTGAGTAAGGCTTATGATTGGTTACCTTGAATATTTGGATGTGCCAGTAAAGGTCGGTCTTGTTATCATCGGGTGCTTCCTTGTGATGCAGATCATTGGCGAGTTTCTTGAATTCAAGGGTAAGGTCGTGCCGGAGTTTCTTAAGGTTCGTAAGTTCTTCTCCCGAAGAAAGCAGGAAAAGAATGAGACAACCCAAACGCTGAAGGAGGTTAAGCAACTTCTCAGCGAAGTTAATGCTCATTATTCAGAAGATAACATTACAAAACGAAATAGTTGGATGAACTGGGTAAATGAGCGTGCAGTAGTATATGACAATTCAATCGTAGACATCACAAAGAATTTGGCAGATGTAACGCAGGCTTTGAGGGACAACACGAAGCTGACCGAGGAGATGTTTATCCAGAGCAGCAGAGATCGCATTATCGCGTTTTCTACAAAGGTCGCTGACGAAAATGCGCTTGTATCAATGGAAGAGTTCAACAGGATTTTCAAAGTATATGATGATTATGAGAACTATCTTCGTGAGCACAATCTGACAAATGGTGAAGTCGAAATTGCACACCGGATTATCGAAGAAGCCTATGAGCTTCGGTTGAAGACACGATCTTTTACCGAGTATATCAGGGGCTACATTACCGGTGAATAATCAAATCATTCGGATATTTGTGGGTGAAATGTTCGTTGACAATGATTATGTTCCAACAGCTTTGGGGCTGATCGAATATCAGCCCTTTTACTTAAGATGAGAGCTACCGCTTTATGTGGTATGCTCTCATTTTTTTGCGCGAGTTAATGGAGAAAAAAGAAAAGGGCGGGAATGAGAGATATACTCCCAAACCCGCCCCAACTTGTTTGTAAAGTTTTGCAGATATAAGTTTATATGTATAATGGCAAAAGAAAGCACCCTGCCGAAGCAAGGTGTTTCTTGTAGCCATGTTGAGTTCAAATTCATTTGGTGTCAAAGTGGTGTCAAACCGTTCTTTTTCACCGTTCGTAAAGCCCGAAAATGCTGTATTTACAAGGGTTTTACTTGTCTAACGGTTTCATTGTGGGGAACAGAATGACCTCGCGGATGGTATCGTTGTTGGTCAGCATCATG